CGGCAAGAAGGGTAATCGCACCTACCAAACCTTCGACGGCCTGAAGAAGGTTGTCGTCTCCGTTGCGGATTTCATCGACTTCGGGCCGCAGCTGCAGGTCGCCAAGACGCTGATCGACGAATGCCTCAATGAGTGGTCAGCCGACAGCCGACCGGAGATCCGCGCCATCGTTACTCGCGCCTTCAACACCGACAAGGAAGGTCAGATCAACCGGTCGGAGATCCTGATGTTGCTCAGGATGCAGATCGAGGACGAACGCTGGCTGAAGGCCATGTCTGCCATCCGGGACGCGATGCGGGTGACGGGCTCGAAGGAGTATGTCCGGTTTTACGAGCGCGCGCGGATCACCGATGGCTGGTCGGCAGTCACCATCGATCTGGCGAAGGCAGGTGCGTGATGGTTGATCCTCACCCCGATGAATTCTTGTGGTCGGAGATCCCCGAAGAGTATCGCACCGCGTTGCCGGGAAGCCCCGAGTTTCATCGTCTGTATGATCAACGGATCCTCGTGGCGCGGGATGGCACTGCAGAATGCAGCGGCCATGTCGGAAGTGAGGCGGATCGGAAGATCTGTTCCAGGTGCGGCATCCACATCGACGAGCTCCGGCCAGATGATGATAACGCCCCGGATCGGACCCTCTGACATGCGCCGGCCCGCCGCACCCGAACCGGTTGATCTGTTTCGGTGGCGGGCCGCTCGCGACATCGAAGCCAGGCGGCAGGAGCTTGCCCGGCGCATCAAGACCTTCAAACCGAATGCCTGGCGGCGGATCGAGCTGCAGGCGGAACTCAAGCAGCTGACCACCGAGGCGCTGAAACTGGAGACGAGAAAGTGACCGACAGCATCAAGGACAAGATCAGGGCGCTGCTTGCCAAGACCACGGCCAACGGCTGCACGGAGGCCGAAGCCATCGCGGCCGCCGAACTTGCCGCCAAGCTGATGCGGCGTCACCAGCTCGAAGCGGCAGATATCGAGCTGACGGTCGGGGACGCTCCCGAGAAGACCGTAAGGACCGTCTGGCGCGTGAAGCTCGCTCGAGCGATTGCGATCTGCACGAACACGGCTGTCATTTTCATCAAGTCACCTGAAGGGAATGAGATCAGGTTCGTCGGCCGCGATCCTGGTCCGGAGATTGCCCTCTATCTACGTGATGTTTGTATCCGGGCGACCGATGAAGCCGTTAAGCAGTTCAAGAAATCGGACTTCTACAAGTCGCGCAGAAAGACCGCCACCCGGCGACTGGCAGTCAAAGATTTCGTGGAAGCCATGGTGCTCAGATTGCGTCTGCGTCTGTTCGAGATCTTTGGACCGTTGCGGGATGAGGCAGCGACGCTGGAGGCCCGCTCCTATCGCGACCAGCTTTTCCCTGATGCCAGAACCACCTGGTCGAAACAATGGAAGCCAACATACAACAACGCCGTCGACATGGGTTTCAGATCCGCAAATGACGTGTCGCTGAACCACGGAGTTGCGGGCACTGAGAGTGCGAGGCTTCTGTCATGAGCGCGCTCGCCAAACTCCACATTGCGAAGAAGCAGCTAGGGCTGGATGACGACACCTGGCGCGATCTGCTCCTGCGAGTAGTGGACAAGCCGTCTTCCAAGGATATGAGCGATGGCGAACGCGGCCGCGTTCTCGATGAGCTGAAGAGACTGGGTTTCAAGCCCACTTCAAAAGGTTCTCGAAAGGGCATTGAGGGCAAGTATGCGCCCAAGCTGCAGGCGCTCTGGATCGCCGGCTACAATCTCGGCCTGATCCGCAACAGGGATGACGCGGCGCTGCTCGCCTTCGTCAAGCGCCAGACAGGGATCGATCACACCAGGTTCCTGCGCTATCACGACGACGCCAACAAGGCGATTGCGGCACTGCAGGGGTGGCTCGCGCGCGACGGCGGCGTCGACTGGTCGAAGGACCGGTTTCTGCCGGACTGGACGCAGGCGAACGGGTACCGGATTGCCAGGGCGCAGCATGCGAAGCTCTGCCGGCTCGACAGCCGCACGGCCCAGCCCTTCAGCCAGTGGCTCGGGCTCGCCGGCTTCACCAGCCCAGCCTTGATGACGGACAGCTCCTGGATCGCCGCCATGAACAGGCTCGGTGCCCTGATCCGCGCTGCCGACAAAGGCGGCGCGTGATGGTCGCTTACAGCTTCAAGACCTATTTCGCGCCGCAGATCGAGGACGGCAGCAAGCGCCACACCATTCGGGGCCATCGCCGCCGGCATGCGCATGTCGGTGAAGCAGTGCAGTTGTTCACCGGCATGCGCACCCGCAATTGCAAGAAGATCATCGCCGATCCGGTGTGCGTCGCCGTGTTGCCGATCCTGATCATGTCGTGTGACCTGATCGAGCCGGGCCTTGCTTATATCGAGATCGACGGCCGGCCGTTGAACCGGGACGAGATCGAGGCGTTCGCGGTTTCCGATGGGTTTGATCCGGCGCGGTTGCGAGGGCTGGCTCCGGCCAACCTGATCGGCAAGACCGCGCGGGAAACCATGGGCCGCTTCTGGGCGGCGGAAAACCCCGGCACCACGTTCAACGGCGTCATCATCCAATGGGAGGGCCGCTGAGATGGGAACCCTGGTCTGGAGCCGCAAGCCCGGTGAATTCCGTTTCGGCCTCGGCGTCGAGCGCATCTATCACGACGAAGCGCTCGGGCTTCTGTCGGTGGAGCATGACGGATCGATCACCTGGGACGCGCTGCAGACGATCAAGAACTTCTATTGGGGTTCGGATGTCGCGGCGATCGAGGTCTATCCGCCGCGCGACCGCGTCGTGAACAACATTCCTATGCGGCATCTGTGGAAACTCGGCCCTGACGACTGGTGGCCTGATCTCGGGTTTGAAGGCCCGGCACCAGTCCGCACCCTGCGCGAGCGCTTTTTCAGGGGGGCGTCCGGATCGTGAGCATGGCCGGTCCACCCATTACCGAAACCTTGACGGCGTTGATTGGCGACACCGCCTATCTGGCGCTGGTCGAGCGGTATGGCGGCATTCGGCTTTACGTTCCGAGATCCGCCGGCCAATCCGAGCTGCCGGGCCATATCGGAGGAGATGCTGCGGCCAAACTCGCCAGTGCTTTCGGCGGCGAGTACATCAAGGTCCCTCTTGACCGTGAGCTCCGCGCGCGTCACTACAGAAAAGCCGGCCTTTCAAACGCCGAGATCGCGCGACGCCTGGGCATCACCGAAAGCGGTGTCGAGCGCCTCTTCAAGCGGGTTCGCAAGGCCCGCGACGATCGCCAGCTTTCCCTTCTCTAGATGCTTTGGCCCGCCCCTGCGGGCATGACTGGATTTGCACGCATTCCGTAGCTTGCCCGTGACACTCAACCGGGATCAGGCTCATGAACACCCAACTCGCAGCGGCGCAGGCTGGTTACGACCCGCGCCTCATTCCGTTTACCGGCCAGCATGAAGGAAAGGTGCTGCGCGCCTATCGCTGCCCGGCAGGCATCATCACCATCGGTTTCGGGTTCACCTGGGGATCGAAAGTCTTTCGTGACTGGTGGCTCGACCGCCATGGCCGCAAGTTGCGCCTGGGCGACGTGATCGCAGAGGCGGATGCCTTCTTCCTCCTCAAGGCGCTGATCGACGCGGAATATGCCCAGCCGGTTCTCAAGCGCGCTCCCAAGGCCTCGCCACATGCCAAGGCTGCGGCGATCGACATGCTGTTCAACTGCGGCCTGGGGGCCACCAAGTGGACCTGGTTCAAGGCTCTTGTCCGGGGCGACGTCAAGGATGCCGCCCGGCGTCTGAAGGTGACAGCGACCACCGCCAAGGGACGCCGGCTGCCGGGTCTCGTCCGGCGACGCGCTGAAGCCTCGACCATCATGGAGTTCAACCGGTGGCCAGCGTGGGTGAAAGCGCCTGAGACATCCGCGCCGAAGGAGATCAAGGCGGTGATGCCGTCCTGGCGGCTTGGAGCCGACGACTATGACCAGGCGGTCGAGTGGTTGATCGAGCTCGGCTACCTTTCCGTCGCCGTCCGCCCCGACAAGGATCTGATCGCCTCGGCAACGCGCCGTTTCCAGGAGGCGCACCCGCAGCTCGACAATGACGGCATTCTGGGCCGTGCAACGCTCGATCAGCTCCAACGGGTAATCGATCTCAAGGCCAAATCCACCAAGGGCATAACGAGCGCTGCGGCAGGAGCTGCGACCGGTGTTGCCGACCAGGTCACGGCCACGACTGGCTATGGCGACTGGATCCTCTACGGCAGCATTGCCGTGCTGGTCGTTGGCGGCGTCTGGCTGGCATGGCGTTATCGCGACGAGCTGTCGATCGCCCTCATCGGCAACCGGACGAGGAAAGCGTGATGACGGAGTTTCTCAGCGCAAGCTTCGTCATAATCATTCTGGTTCTTGCCGCCTTTGGTGGAGGTGCTTTCGGGTTTCTCTGCCTGCTTGCCGGGCGTGGCAATGCCGCCGCGCGCTGGCTGGTCTGCGCCCTGGTCGCAACCGGCTTGCTGATCTACATCCTGGGAGGTTTCTGACATGGGCGGACTTGCAACCATTCTCATTGGCATTGCCGCCGAAGTCGGCGCGCCGTTGATCAAGTCAGTTCTGGAGAAACGGATCGGCCCGATTGGCGGCGAACTTGCCGACACCGTGATCAAGACGGTGGCGGAGAAGGCGGGCGTCGAGCCGATCGAGCTTGAGGCTCTCAAGCCCGCCGAGCTCAAGGATGCGGTGCTTGCTACCGAAGCCGACATGCCGGAGCTGATCGAACTCTACACAAGGGGGCTTGAGGGGCAGTTCGCACTTCTGCAGACCGAGACCAGGGAAGGCTTCTGGCAGTCTTTCTGGCGCTACGGCTGGATGTACCTGCTCGCCATCTTCTGGATCTGGCGCATCATCATCGCGCCGATCGTCAACCAGCGGCTGGGCTCGGGGGGCGGCGTGGTGATCGAGATGGTCGATCTCGCCACGCTCATGACGCTCACCTCCTGGTTCATGGCGCTCTACATGGGTGGCCACACCGTCAAGGACCTGGGCCGGAACGTCATTGATGCCGTCATGAAGAGGCCCTCGAAATGAGCGGCACCGATTTCATGATCGAGCAGGCGGAAGCTCGCGTGGCGGTCGAAGTCAGCTACAGGATTGAAGCCGTCTCGGGTCTTGTCGCTCAGCCCGGCCGGGAATGCTGCATCGACTGCGAAGAGCCGATCAGCGAGGCGCGCCGAAGTGCAGCCCCTTTCGCCAGGCGATGCTTCGAGTGCCAGTCAGCCAAGGAGAAGGCCCGACCATGAGGCATGTCTTTGATCGTGTGAACGGCTTTCTGTTTCATGACCAGGTGCGACTGATCGAGATCCTGTCGATCCTGTGCCTCGCCGGTTACTGGCAGCAGTTCTCCGCCAATCCGGAAATCCTGGAACGGGCAAGCTATGACGGGTTCCGGTTCATGTCAGCCGCCGCATGGGCCACGGTGACAGGCACCGGAGCACTTCTTCACGGGCTGGTCCTGCTGATCCGCTGGCGATGGCAGGACGAAGCCCGCATCGTGATGATGGCGCTCGCCTGCGGCTTCTGGGTCATGGTCACGCTGTCATTCGCCTCGATCGGTTTGTCTTCGACCGCCATCAAGACCTACTCCGCGATCGCCATCCTTTGCTTTATCTCCGGAGTGTTCCTGGCATGGACGACCTCATCCCGTCACTGATCGAGATGGCTGGCCCGGTGGGAGCCACCGCCGCAATCCTGCTGCTCGCCTTTGCCGCCATCATCCGCTGGAAGGGCTGGAAGGGATTTGGCGATGGCGATCGCATGATCTCGGCCGCCCGCGTCGAGCAGATCGACACCAAGCTGGGAACGATCGACCGGCGGCTCAAAGAAGTCGAGGTCGATCTCGCCTCCCGGCCAACGCGCGAGGATCTCTACCGGGTGGAACTGACCATCAGCCGGATGGACGAGCGCCAGAAGGGGATGGAGGCCACGGCGAAGGCGACCGGCGCAGCTGTCACCCGGATCGAAGATTTCATGTTGAGCCTGTCAAAGAAGGGATCGAACTGATGTTTGAAGGCTATGGAGACCATTACGACGCCGAGGCCCGGCTGGTGATCCTCAAGGCGCTGGCCGGCGAAACCGATTACCGGCTGAACGACAGCATTCTCACCACGATGCTCGAAGCCTTCGCCATCAAGCGCGGCCGGGAATATGTGCGCAATCAGTTGCGCTGGCTTGAGCGGAGCGTCGGCGCGGTGAAGCTGACCGAGGCCGGGACCGCCCTGATCGCCGAACTCATCGAGCCGGGTCTTGACCATGTCGAGCGCCGGCGCGTGCTTGAGGGCGTCAAGCGGCCGAGCCCGTCCAGGAGCGCCTGATCATGGCCAAGGGGCGCGAATGGCTGTCGTCGATCGACAAGCTGCCGGAAGAGTGCAGCGACATCATCGCCTGGGCGGCGCAGGAACTGGCCGACCGCAACCGGACACAGCTCGACATCTACGCCGAGTGGAAACAGAAGCTGATCGCGCTTCAGGGTGAAACCGGCCTTGGCTTCGACATTCCGTCGTTCTCGGCCTTCAATCGCTATTCGATCCGGCTGTCGCAGATGACGCGCCGGCTGGAACAGACCCGCGAAATCGCGGCGACGATTTCCAAGCGCATGGATGCGTCCGCCTCTGACGATCTGACCTTGATTGCAGCAGAGGCCATCAAGACCCTGATCTTCGAACTTCTGCAGCAAGGTGGCGAGGCTGGCCTCAACCCCAAGGGCGCGATGGAACTGGCCAATGCGCTCCGAGCCGCGAACGCCGCCCAGGTCGCATCGACCAACCGACGCATCAAGGTCGATGAGAAAGCCGCGGCGGAGGCAAAGCGGCGCGAAGACGAGTTCGCCGCAAAGACAGACAAGGCCCTGGCCGCCGTCGCAAAGGAAAGCGGGATCTCGGCCGAGCGCATCGCCCAGTTGCGCCTCGACTTCCTTGGGGTGCGGCCGAAGGCAGACCAGGCCGAGCCTGAAACAGGTGGTGCGTCGGAATGACCGAGCTTCCGGACACCCAATGGATCGATCCGCCAGTTCTGGCCCGTGAGGCGGACGAGCTTCCCGATGAGTTGCCGCGCGGTGCCGAGATCCCCGATGATCTCGATCCCCTGGCCGACGGCGTTCTGATGGCTCACCAGGCTCAATGGCTTGAAGACGAGAGCGACCTGAAGGTTTGCGCCAAGGGCCGGCGAACCGGCATCACATTCGCCGAGGCGCTCGACGACACCCTGATCGCTGCAGCCAAGCGATCGGCCGGCGGGCAGAACGTGTTTTACATCGGCGACACCAAGGACAAGGGCCGCGAGTTCATCGGCTACGTGGCTCACTTCGCCAAGACCGTCGCAAAGGAGATGCTGTCGATCGAGGACAGCATCTTCATTGACGAACGGGAGGACGGTACCACCAGGTTCATCTCCAGCTTCCGGATCTCGTTTGCATCCGGCTTTCGCGTCGAGGCGCTGTCGTCACGGCCGGAGAACATTCGTGGTCTTCAGGGCGTCGTGGTCATTGACGAGGCGGCGTTCCACAAGAACGTCCGCGACGTGCTGGACGCCGTCAACGCGCTGCTGATCTGGGGCGGCAAGATTCGCGTGATCAGCTCGCACAACGGGGTTCAAAACCCCTTCAACGAACTGATCCGGGAAGCCGATGCGGGCAAGATCCCGTTCTCGGTTCATACCTACTCGTTCGGTCTCGCAGTCCGGAACGGGCTCTACAGGCGCGTATGCCTGATCAAGGGCACGGAATGGACGCCGGAGAAGGAGGCTGCCTGGGAAGCCCAGATCCGAGGCTCCTACGGAACGCGCACCGCGAAGATGAAACAGGAGCTCGATGCAATCCCGGCCGAGGCCGAAGGCGCAGCACTCACCCGCGTCCTGATCGAGAGCTGCATGTCGCGCGATCTGCCGCCGGTGGTACGCTGGGACCGGCCCGATGAGTTCAAGGAAATGTCGGACGAGGTCCGCGAGGCGGAGGCGCTGGAGTTCTGCGAGACGGTTCTCAAGCCGTTGCTCGATGCGCTGGATCCCGAGCGGGAACACTGCTTTGGCGAGGACTTCGCGCGCAAGGGCGACAAGACGGCGATCATCGTTCCGGAGATTGGTGTTGACCTGGTCCGCAGGGCGCGCCTGGTTCTTGAGCTGAAGAACATTCCTTTCGACCAGCAACGCGACATCCTGTTCTACGTGGTTGACCGGATACCGCGCCTGATGGGCGGGGCGCTGGACGCCACCGGCAATGGCGCGTTCCTGGCCGAGAAGGCGCGTCAGCGCTACGGCGAATGCATCGTCGAGGTCATGCTCTCCCAGAAATGGTACAGCGTGAACATGCCGGCCTACACCGAGGCCTTCAGCGACAAGACGGTTCTCTATCCCTACGACGCGGACA